CTGGTTATACAGGACCAACAGGTACAACAATTCCATATAATACTTCATTTTTAATTAGTGATTCATGTGATAAAACAGTTAAAACACAATCACTAAATTATCAAATTCCTACTAAAATAAAATCATCCAATATAATTGCAAAAATAGATTGTCCTTTAGACGCTCAACAAATTTATACTTTTGGTAAATCAATACCAACAAAATGGGTTTCTATTGGAAGCAATATAACAATAAACTCTAATAATGTATTTACATATTCTAATGATGGAATAAATTGGAGTTCTAGTAAAGGAGTATCAACAATTACATCTGGAAAATCTGTTATATGGAATGGTAATATATGGGTTGCAGTCGGACAAACAGAAACACCTTCAATTAATAATGTATTTGCATATTCATATGATGGTATTTCTTGGAATTCTTGTACTGGAATAACAAGTGGTATGACAATTGGTAATTCTATATGTTGGAATGGTAATAAATTCGTTGCAACTGGTAGTAATACTCTAGGATCACTAAATACATCAACTGTATTTGGTTATTCATATGATGGTATTAATTGGTTTGGAGGAATTACAAGCCCTACTATAACTACAGGTAATTGTATATCTTGGAATGGATTAATGTTTGTTGTTGGAGGAAATGTATCTGTAAATACATCTACAAGTGTACTTGTTTACTCAACAGATGGTAATAATTGGACCAGTAGTACAGGTAATACTGCAATTACTACATGTAATGGATTATCATGGAATGGTATTAAATGGATAGGTGTTGGTAGTAATGTAACAGTAAATACAAATAACGTATTTGTTTATTCAAATGATGGTATAAATTGGACTGGTGGAATAACAAGTCCTAATATTACTACTGGAAATAGTATAGCTTGGAATGGAGATAAATTTGTAGCAGTCGGTAAGACATTTTTACCAGTTTCTAGTTCAGTATTTTCATATTCATATGATGGTACAACTTGGGTTGCAGGTCAAAATAATACTTCAATGACAATAGGAAATAGTGTTTCATGGAATGGATATAGATGGATTGCCGTTGGATCTATAACAACACCAACTGTTGGTGGTAATTATATATATGCATATTCTAATGATGGTATAAATTGGAATGGAAACACTATAACACCTTCAATAACATCTGGATTGTCAGTAGCTTGTAATAAAGTACGTGATAATCAGATTGTTATGCCACGTAATATGCATGTTGCTTTAGGTCAATCAAATATTTTAAATATAAATAATGTATTTTCATATTCACTAAATGGTATTACATGGAATGCAGGGATAAATAATACTACAATGAGTATTGGTAAGTCAGTCGCATGGAACGGTTCAAATTGGATAGCTACTGGAACAAATTCTACTGATTCTACAATATTTAGTAATTCTATAGATGGTATAAATTGGTATCCAAATTCATCTACTAGTAATATTATTATTAATAATATTGTTTATAATAATAATAATTATAACAGTAATAATAATAATAATATATTAGTTGGATTAGGTAAAAATACACAACAAAAAACAACTACAATACTTCAAGGAATTGCTACAACATGGACTGTTCCATATGGTGTTTCAAAGGCAACTTTTAATGTTATTGGTGGTAAAGGTGGTAATGGTGCTTTTAATAATGGAATAGGTGGATTTGGAGGTTCTGTAACTGCAACAATAGATGTTATATCAGGACAAATATATAGTATATATGTTGGTAATAACGGTCAAAGTAGTAGTGTTGGAAGTAGTAGTTTAGGTGGTCCAAGCTCAGATCCTACTAATAGTTTCAAAGGTGGAAATGGATATGTTACTAGTAATAATTATGGTGCAGGAGGAGGCAGTGCTTCAACTATTTTCTTAAATACAACACCTATAATAATTGCAGGAGGAGGAGGTGGTGGTGGTTCCTCAAATGGATATAATGGAGGTAATGGATGTACCGGAGGAACTAGTAATGGAGGTAATGCAAATAATAGTGGAGGTATTGGTGGTACAGGAGGTACTATTGGTAGTGGTACAGGAGGTAATAGTGTAAATTATGGTGGAGGTGGAGGTGGTGGTTCTAATGGAGGTAGTGTTGATAGTAATGGTATTAATGGACAAGGAGGTGGAGGAGCAGGAGGTTCTTATGTAATTACTAGCACTTCTAGCAATATTACATATATAACTGATACATCAGGAAACCCTTATATTAATATTACTTATGTAACTAATCCTACAAATATTTTTACTTATTCATATGATAGTAAAACTTGGAATTATGGTATTAATAATACTTCAAATAGTATGGTTATAGGTAATTCTTTATGTTGGAATGGTAATAAATATGTTGCAGTAGGTAGTAATTCTAGAGAATCATTAAATACATTGTCTGTATTTAGTTATTCATATGATGGTATAAATTGGAATGGTGGTATAACAAGTCCTAGTATAACTACAGGATATACTATTTCTTGGAATGGAACAAGATTTGTTGCTGGAGGTAATGTTTCAGTAGTTAGTTCAACAAGTGTATTTGTATATTCATATGATGGTATTAATTGGGTTAGTAGTGCTGGAAATTCTGCAATTACTACTTGTAATTCTTTATCTTGGAATGGTAATCAATGGGTCGCTGTTGGGAATGTGGTGTATCCTTCTATAAATAATGTATTTGTATATTCAATAGATGGTGTTAATTGGAATTCTGGTACTAATAATACTACAATGACAATTGGTAAAAATGTATCTTGGAATGGTTCAATTTGGATTGTTAGTGGACAAAATACTTCTGGAAATTCAACTACTTCAGTATTTGCATATTCATCTGATGGAATTAATTGGAGTTCCAGTACAAACAATACTTCTATAACAATTGGAAATAGTGTATTATGGAATTCTAAAATTGGTAATATTAAAATGTCTCATCCTACTCTAGCTTTAGGATCTGGTACTAATACATTAGCATATTCTACAGATGGTATAAAATGGTCTGGATTAGGCAATTCTATTTTTACATCAAATGGTGTATGTTCTGTATGGAATGGAACTATTTGGGTTGCAGGAGGTCAAGGATCTACAAATACATTAGCATATTCTACAGATGGATTAAATTGGAATGGATTAGGATCTACAATTTTTAGTACAAAAATGTCATCTGTAATATGGAATAGTTCTATTTTTATTGCAACTGGATCTGGTACAAATACTATAGCATATTCTTATAACGGAATAAATTGGAGTCCTAGTAATAATGGAAATTCTGTATTTACTACATCATGTAATGGAGTTACTTGGAATGGTAATGTATTTGTTTCTGTTGGTTCTGGAACTAATACTATAGCATATTCATTAGATGGTAATATTTGGAATTCTACTAATAATGGTAATTCTATTTTTACAAATCAAGGTAATGGAATAATTTCTGGCAATTCTATTATTGTCGCTACTGGTTCTGGTACAAATACTTTAGCATATTCAGTAGATGGTAATATTTGGAATCCTAGTAATAATGGAAATTCTATATTTACTACTTCCTGTAATGGAGTTACTTGGAATGGTAATGTATTTGTTGCTGTTGGATCTGGAACTAATACTATAGCATATTCATATGACGGAATAAACTGGAGTCCTAGTACTAACGGAAATTCTATATTTTCAATTCAAGGATATAGTGTTTGTTGGAATATCAATAGATTTATATCTGGTGGTAATGGTAGTAGTTATTCATTAGCTTACTCATATGATGGAATAAATTGGTATGGTGTAATCTCATCAAATTCTATATTTACTAATGTATATGGTGTTTCAAGTAATTCAAAAATAGGTCCAATTAATATCGATAGTCAAATTACATTAAATCAAAATGGTTATTCTGCTACAAATCAACTTGATTTAATTTCAGATAAATATATAAATAATGGAATTACAAATATGTCAATGTCAATACAAAGTATATTTCTATAAGTGCATCTTTTGTAAACCATGTGTAAAATTAAAAAATATATAAAACTAATAAAATAATAATCTAAAACATTTCTTTTTCAACTTTTTCTTTGTTATAAATACAAATTGTAGGATCACTATCCCATTTGCTATAAGATATAATAATATGATTTCTTTCTATAATTAATCCTAAAGCATACTCAATCTTTTCACCTTCAAATTTAAAAAGATGAGACCATTTTTTAATATTCATAGTTTTATGATCAAAAACAGCAAAAAAATGATAATATTCGCGAGGTTGAGAATATTCAACTACATGACATAAAAACCATAATTCATCTTCAATTTCACATCCATTATAATATCCATTATTTATACATCCATTAGAAGATCCTCTAACATTTTGAAAAAATGGCGGCATATCTTTAGTTTTAACAATTTCTAGTTTTGATGAAGTTTTATAGTCAATTTTACCAATAGTTAAAGGATACCATTGATAAATTATATTTAAATCACCTTCAGAATTATTATAAAAAACCCAATTCTTTTCACAATCTTTATTATAAGGTGTATTAACTGCATTATAATTAAGAGTTTTAGATAGTGATAAACTAATTGTATTATAATGTATATTAATTTGACCATAACCCATTGAAATTTTATTAGTTAATGGATTTTCACAAGTTCCAATAAAAGATAAGATTGTGTCATAACTACCATCATCACTATAACTATCATTACCATCATCATTATCTTTATCATTATAAAATAGTTTTAAATCTTCTATACCAACATAATGTAAATTATTAGTTTCAGGAATAAGAACTAATGATTCACCAATAATATTAAATTCGCTATCTAGATCAAATAGTTTATTTACAGTAACAATTTTACCATCATTTACGTCAAAATGATATGTACCATTTTTATTTAATAAATAATTAACAAATCTAATATTAATTTTGTAGTCATTTCCTATTGCAAATATATTAGGATTTGATGGATTCATTTTATATTTAGTACCACAAACATTAATAATATCTGTATTTGCAAATCCATCTATTTTTTTTATTAGATATTGATGTGAGCTCAATTTAGGACAATAGAATTTATAATTAGATAAATGATTAAAATAATTTTGTTTAGAATTATTCATTAATTTACAAATTATTTTATGAATATTAGGATAATTATTGTAATATCCGATAATACTTAATTCATAGTCAAATCCAGTTTCATAAACATCATTATGAATAAATAAAGTATCAGTTTTTGGATATGGTATTGATTTACCTATCATACAAAATGCCATTGCAATTTTATTCATACCTTTTAATCTATAGTATTTGCAAATTTCGTAAATAGTTTCACTTCTAGAAGAATTTATATTGTATCCATTCATCCAAGTAGATAATCCTAATTCATCTTGTTTAGTAGAAATATAAGCATGTCCTAGGTTAAGATGAGAATAAAAGATTTCTTCAATCCATCCTCCAATTTCAATACGCTTTTTATAGTATTCTATAGATTCTTGATGTCTTCCTGTATTAAAATAAGAATTTGCTAAATAAAAATAATATCTACCGTTATTTGGTTCTTCTTCTATACCTTGTTTTAAAAGTCTTATATCACGTTCAAATTTATCGCCTTTACTACCTCCATCTCCAATATCATCAATCCATATAGAATCTAATTTTTCACTACGAGATCCATTAGGTAAATCATAATATTCGTGTGTAGGTCCTACACATTTAGCATCAATATCAAGTTTTATTAGTCGCGTATTATGATATGATAATCCAGAGCCTTTTTGAATAATTAAATATGATTCGGCGGTTAATGATTCTTTATTAAATGATGGTTCTATTTTAAATATCATATCAGCATCTAGAAGCAATGCATAGGTTGCTTTATTTCGAGCAGCTTTTAAAGCAAAAGTACGATTATAACCGAAATTTTTAAATGGTTCTGTAATTACTTCCCCTTGAATTCCTCTAGAATTGAAAAAATCTTTGATAATAGATACTGTATCATCAGTAGATCCAGTATCACATATTACATAAGTATCAATTATTGGTAAAACTGATGTTAGAAGTCGAGTAATAATTTTAGATTCATTGCGAACAATCATATTAAGACATAATGATACACCAACTTTTGGTATAGGTAAATCACTTATTTTATTTAAATTATTGTTATTTAATGATAAACTTTTTAATTGTGCATAATTTATATTAAAATCATTTATTTCTTTATTTTCATTGGTAATATTTTCATTGGTAATATTTTCATCATTAATAAATGGTTCTAGTAAACTAATATTTAAAGGTATTATAGATGACAATGACATTTTTAAATAAGATTTAAAATAATAAGATTTAAAAAAATATTTTAATATTAGTAATAATATAAATTAAATTTTTAAATATAAATAAAATACAATTTATATAATTAAATAAAAAACTATTTAAAGATATGATTTATAGATAATTTAAATTATAATAAGTATAAAACATAAAAATGAATACAGGAGATTTAATTGCAAGTTCTGTTAAACAATTTTTAAATAAAAATAAAGTAAAAATTATTATTGGAACACCATGTTTTGGAGGTATGTTACATAATGGATTTTTCCAAAGTATGTTAGATTTATCTGTTAATTTTACAAAACTTAATATTCCATTTGAAATGATGACAATTGGTAATGAAAGTCTAATTCAACGTGCACGTAATGGTATTGTTGCTAGATTTATGGGTGATGATGATGCAACACATCTTATGTTTATTGATGCAGATATTACTTTTAGTTGGGTAAGTATTGTAAAATTACTTTTAAGTGGTAAAGAACTATCTGGAGGATGTTATCCTAAGAAATGTTTTAATTGGGATAAAATTAAACATCATATTCAAAAGAATCCTAATCTTAAAGATGATGAATTAATGGCAAAATCTCTAGATTATGTATTTAATCCAATTTATCATAAAGAAGGCGATAATGTTGTAATTAAATTAGATAATGGTATGGCACAAGTTAAAGATATTGGTACAGGATTTATGTTAATTCGTAAAGGTGCAATTCATAAAATGATTTCAAAATTTCCTGATACTAAATATAGAAATAATGTAGCAGGTTATAGTGCAAATAATAAAGCTGATGATTATTTTTATTGTTTATTTGACTGTGCAATTGATCCTGTCAGTCGTGTATATTTAAGTGAAGATTATCTATTTTGTAAAAGATGGATTGATATTGGTGGTGAATTATGGCTTGATTTAAATACTAATTTAAATCATACAGGTATAATTGATTATAAAGGTTGTTTAAGTATTACTATTGGTGAAGTTGATGTATTAAATAAAGACGCTCAAATTTTAAAACAACAGTCAGATAATGATAAATTAAAGTCAGATAAAACAGAAAAAACTAAAAAAAATATTAGTTATACAGATAAAGAAATTATGAGACAAAAGATTGAAAAACAAGTAAATGAAGCTAAAATAAAACAAAAAGAATTAGAAGATAAACAATTAAAAGATAAACAATTATTAGAAAAGACAAAAGAAATTAGTAATAAAGTTAATTAAGCTAATAACTAAAAAACTAACAATAAAACTAATTATGAAACTAATAAAAAAAATAAAGCTAGTCTTTATAATAACACTCATTGTTAATATATATTTCATTAGTTTGATATTAATAATTTATTGTTTTTTTATTTTTAAATTAAATTTGTTTGATTTTATTTTATATTAATTTATATTGATTCATTTTTATAATATAATTTCCAAACACGAAGGTTGCCTTCACGTCCAAATCTTTGTGCTCTTCCTATTGCCTGCATTTCAATATCACTTTGCATTTTATGCATAATAATAATATCTGTAGTATTTTCTAGATTCATACCACTTCCAAAAAATTTAGAATTTATTAATAATACAGATGTTTCATTATTAGTATTTTTATATTTTTCTAATTGTTTATTTATTATAGCACTAGAACCACGAATTCTATCATATTTCAAATTCCATTTATCTAGAATACTAGTAATTTTTATATTTAATGTGCTTTCATATTCTGTAAATATTAAATATTTTTTAATAGGATTATCACTATTTAATTCAAAAATTTTATCCATATTTTCATACTTAGTTGCATTTATTGATATGGATTTAAAATATTCTATTTTTTGTGAATAAGTTTTTAATTCAATAGGAATATTTAGTATATCATTATTTTTAATAGTTTCATTAGGTTTATTTTTTAATACTAGTAATTTAGATATATTTAATACATTCCTACAACTAGGACAAGTATTTTTATTATTCAATGCAAGTGTAATACAATTAAAACAATATTTATTATTGCAACAAGGTGTTATAATAGGATTTATAAAATCATCTATACAAATAGGACAACTATCTGCATTTTTTATTCTATCTTCAATACAAGATATTTTATGTTTTAAATCATTTATAGCAATTCTTTTATTTATTATGCTTAAAGATTCTGTATTTGCTTTATATTTTGGATTTTCTATTGCAACCTTTAATTCATATTCTTTAATAAGTAAATCATCATTGTATTTTTGTGTAATAATAGAAATTATATTAGTCTCGTCTCCACATACTACATCAATTTTTGAAATAATTCCTTCTATATCACCTGCATTTAACATTTGCATAATATCATTAGATACTATGCCATGTAATATTTGAATAATAGTATTATCTTTACAAATTATTACAAAAGTGTTCATTTCTGGAAGTATTATAGATTTTTTAATATATTCTGGATTATTTATTAGAAACAACTTATAATTATCTTTATTATTGTGTAAATTAACAATTGTGTTTAATACAAATCCAGTAGACATTATAGATTTTTCTTTTACAT